TTCTTCGATATTCTACGAATACAACTTCGCTGAGTTTGCGAAGAACCAAGTCGGTACGTGGCTCGCGAAGATCGGTCTCAACATCAACGAGCTATTTCGCTCTACAAAGAATGGTGGCATCCAAGACAATGTCCATGTCTTGATTCCATCTCTGTTCGAGATCCTATTCGGCTCGGGCATCAGCCCCAACATCAATCCTGGCGGCACGAGACTGCAAGCTGCAACAGGAGCGCTCGGTCCTTCGTCAACGACGAACAACAAGGAAGCTCCGTTCGCGTACCTTGTGCCCGAGGAGATCGGTGACGCTCTCAACAAGGAATCGCGTTCAAAGACCGGTGGCGTGCTTGCGTTTGCAGATATCGTCGAGCTTGTATTTGGAGTGCAGCAGTACTCGAATACGAATTCAGGAATCTCTTCGTACACGATGTTTCTGCCTGACACGCAAGATAGCGGTGGTACTAGCAACAACCCTCACCATTACACAGGCACGCCTCTGCTGGGAGCATTCATGCCTCTCATGCCGACATTCACGAACACTCCGTTCTGGAATGTGCTTGAGCAATTCCTCAATGCAACCGTCAATGAGATGTACACGTGTCTGCGTGTGAACAAGGACGGCTATATCGTTCCACAGCTCATTGTTCGTCAGATCCCGTTCACCACGGACATATTCGCCGAGCAGATGGCGAGTGGATTGCCCTCAAATCAGAGTGGGCCTCTCAACCAAAATCAGAACGTCTCGATTCCGGTCACACGCTTTCTTAGCTTGCCTCGATGGAAGATGTCGCCGGTCTTGCTCTCTAAGGTGAGAGTTGGGCGTTCCGATGCAACACGCGTCAACTTCGTTCATGTCTACGGACAGAACAGCTATAACACAGGTATTCCGATTGTCCGTCAGCTCGTGGTGAATCCGCCCGTGCGTGATGATATTGATATCCAGAGATCCGGTCTGCGACCATACATCCAAACTGTCGCCTGCGACGCTGTCAATCAAGTGGGTAAGACTCCTGGTGTGTGGATGGACTTGGTCGCAGACCGTCTCATTGGATCACAATTCACGCTAAACGGTACCATGCAGAGCACGGGCATTTCGGCTCCTATTTGCGAAGGTGATAACCTCGAATTTGACGGCGTTGTCTATCACATCGAAGGCGTTGTGCATCAGTGTGCTATAGACGCGAACGGCAATCGCACATTCCAAACACAGCTTTCTTTGTCGAACGGTATGCGCACAGCTCCCGAGACCGTTGCTGACGTATCAGCTTCTAACACCGAAGCGGCCATCTATCCTGGTGTGGCTCAGGACGATCTCACTCAGTACGATCCAGGCATCACTGACGATCACACGACGCCAAATGAGCAAGTCAACGATGGTCTGCGTTCAGGAAAGCCGGGTAAGGTCTAATGCCAGTAATTCCTAGCCATCTACGTATAGGCAAGACTCAGCGCTTCTCTGATGGAGGAGTGTTCGATGATATCCAACTTCACTTTGGTGAAGTACAGGAGGTCATCTACGCAAATGATGAACGCTCACGCTCGAAGCAATTCACTGAATACTCAGTCTATGTGCAGTACAGAGATCCCGACACCAAGGCTGGTGTGGGAAAGATCTATGACAACTGCATCATCTCGAACGTGTTCGGTGGCGTTGCTGACAACGTCTCTTACAACCTACGTGGCGACAAGAGCGTATCGAAGCCTTCAACCAATCGCCTCGGCCTCGGCTCGAAGGTGCTGTTGGCTTGCATCAATGGCGAGACCCAGTTTCCAGTAATTATCGGCGCGATTGGCGATCCACAAGACAAGTCGCAGAACGGCGATGCAGATCAGAAGCTCGGGCATTACTTCCGCTTCACATTTAACGGCATCGTAGTACTCATTAACAACGATGGCGAAGTGAGCATCACGCGTAATGGCCCTACGAAGATCGATGGTTCGTTGCAGGATGGTGTCGACAAGAAGACCGTCGGTGCATCTATCACGCTGAACAAAGATGGCAAGATCATCGTCAAAGAGAATCAAGCTCTCGAAATCGGCGATGCTACCGATCACTTCATCCTCGGCGACACATACCGCAACGCCGAGCATGATATGAATCAGTCTCTTCAGACTGGCCTACAGAACGTAGCTCAGAAGCTCACGATCGCTAGCACTCAGCTCGCAGCAGCCGGTGCTTCAATGGCTACGCCCATCACTGGCGCAGTGGCGGCAGCTCCTAACGTCACCTCGGCGTCGGTGCAGCTTGCTTTGGCTGTGGCCGAGCTGAACAAGATGGCTACGGCTATCGCCAAGATGGAAGCTCAGGCTAAGAAGTATCTGTCGTCTAAGAACAAGACTGACTAACGCAATCTTTATAGTCACAAGCCATGGCGACGGTTAAGAACAACGCATCGATCAATGCGGATGCTATCTCAGCGAAGGACAATAGCTCAGTAGAGCAGAACGATCCGTTCTGGACTCATGCTGACATCGATACGCTTCGTTGGAATCAGCAATTCCCTTATCAGTTGCTCCTCGTGAAGCGTGAAAACGGTCAGTACATCATTGACCAGACTGCTTCGAAGTGGCAGTTCACCTTGCCGATCGGCCCATCAGGCGTCTCGTATTCGATGCCATTCGCGATCAATGGAGAAGTGAAGCTCGACGGCTTCAGCGAGCAGCACGGCGGTGCTCCTGTTCGAGCTATCACCATGAGCGGCACGACCGGAGTGTTGCCTCTCAAGGGCTCAGCTCCATCACGCTCGACCGCTGGATTCTTCTCAGGTATCTTTGCCGGCACTGTAGCCGCAGCTCAGCGTACAGCTCAATCGGCAGTCTCGCTCGCTACCGGCATATCAGCTTCTCCGAATATCGTCACTGATGACGATTTCCAAGACACGACCATTTCTAAGACTACTGGATATTACCAATTCAGAAAGCTTCAAGAGTTTTTTGAGAACTATGCTGCGTTCAAGAAGCTGCAAACGTCTCAGGACTACGTCCTCGCTTTGGCTATCTGGAAGGATCAGGCTGTCTATCTCGTCACTCCGACGCAGTTCAACGTAACCCGTTCTGCCGATTCTCCGTACGAGTACCCATTCACGCTTGCATTCAAGGCGTGGAAGCGCGTGAACCTGCAACAGTCAGGACCACCCGCTAATTCATTCACACCTGTTACTCGCCAGCCTTCTGCTCTTGGCAACATGCTCGCATCGCTGATGAAGGCACGTCAGGTACTCGAAGGTGTTCGCGACACGATCCAAGCTGTGGGTGGTGATGTCGATACATTCTTGTTCACGCCGATCCGTGAGACCGTGTTGTGGGTGAAGGATCTTCTTGGTGTGCCGATCGCATTTGCCGATTTGCCCGTGCAGATCATCAGCGACGCAAAGCAAGCAATCATCACTGCCGTTGGCGTGCAGTACGCAGCCCAGGGCGTGCCCGCTGCATTCTTTAATGCTCAGCAATCGACGCAGGACTTGTTTGCTCAGATTGGCCAGATCGCTTCGCAGACAGATCAAGCAACAACTCAGGGCGGTCTCTCGCAGGACGTGAATGTCATCGACGGCTCGACGACGACTGACTACGCACAAAAGATTTTCGAGAACCCCGAGATGTACTATGACTTCTTTAGTCGTATTAACGTCGCATCAGTATCTCTATCTCCATTCGTCATTCGCTCTATCGTGAATGAACGTGATCGTGTTCGTCAGATCACTCGCCTCGACTACGAACAGCGTCGTGATCAATTCGTACAGGCTATGAGCGACTACGCTGACTTCGTTGGTGCTGGCAACGCTACGTATGCAGCTACGTATGGGCGTGCAGCACCTACTACGACTCGCACACCGTCGACGCAAGACTTCCAAGTCATCTTCGCGATGAATCGCGTGATCATGGAGCTGAATCGTCTCGCTGCATCTGGTGAAACCAACCAATTCCAGGTCGACTCGATCAACTATGTTGCCGGTCTTGCATCGAAGTCTGGCATCGCATTCACGAAGCCTCAATCGAAGTTCGCTGTGCCGTTCCCGTATGGAATGACACTCGAAGAGCTTGCACAGCGCTACTTGCTATCGCCCGATCGTTGGATCGAGATTGCAACGCTCAATGGCCTGCGCGCTCCGTACGTAGATGAAGTGGGCTTCGATCTGCCGCTTCTCACGAATGGTCACGACAACCAAGTCACCATCGGCGATGCAACGAATCTATTCATCGGCCAGCAAGTGTGGCTCAGCTCGACCACGACAGCACGTACATCGCGTCGCATCGTGAAGCTCGAAACGCTAATGTCGGGCCAGACGATCCTCACGCTCGATGGCGATCCAGACCTAGCACGCTTCTCTACGCTTGCTCAGGCATCGCTGCATGCGTTCTTGCCTGACACTGTCAACTCGATGATGCAAATCTACATCCCGTCTCCTGATGAGCCGGCTGATGAGGATTATCGTCTCAAGTCGATTCCAGGTGTGAACTACTTCGATCCGCTTGTCGAGGCGGCTGGCGTAGACATCTTGTTGACAGAGAGCTTGGATCTTGCGATCACACCTGATGGTGATTGTCGTCTTGCCGTTGGTCTCGCGAACGTCGTACAAACCGCACGCATTCGCTTGAGCACGCCGCAGGGCACGCTTATTCGTCATCCGAGCTTTGGTCTGGCAATCAAGCCGGGCGAGTCCACAGCAGATGTGGATGCACAGACGCTACTGCGTAGCTGCCAGGATCTCTTTGCAGACGATCCTACGTTCACTGGTGTTGAATCAGCTTCGATTGCGAAGCAGGGTCCGTCAGTGTTGATCCAATTGCAGGTTGGTATTCGTGGCGTGAGCCAGAACATTCCTGTTACGTTCAAGCTACAGGGCTAACGATTCTGGTAGTTCTCACTCGTCGCCGCACGGGCAGAGCGCCTTGATGCCCTCGCATTCGCCGCTCGGGTTCTCCCACGTGGCAAATTCAACAGCCCACCCCGAATAGCTGCGTTGCTCGTCGTCCGGCCGGGTCGCGGCGAACGCGTCAATGCGTGGCTGCCGATGCCTCGCGTTCGGCGACACTTCAGCATGGCGCTTGGCAAACTCGATTGCGTTCATCGTCATTCTCATAGCGCTATGATATCGCCCACGGCGTGGATCTCGTATCCGCCCGTGTAGCCCATGCGCTCGATTGCGGCCTCGGCTAGGCCCACGTCTGCATCGTTACGCACGTTGACGCGTAGCAGGTATTCGTTCTTGCCGATGTCGAATCCAATGCCGACGCCCTTGAACCATTCGGGCAGATCGATCTTCATACCCGGCTCGTAGGTGCCGATCGTGCGCATGAATTCGTACTTCGCTTCCTGAATCTCACTCCACGTCATCATCGTCCTCTTCCTCATCCTCATGGCATTTGCAATAGCATTTGTCTGGATCGAGTGGTGTTGGCTCGAAACCTTTCCAATACTGATGCTCACCGAAGAAATATTTCTTCGGACCGGTGCGAATGATGACCGCAAGCTCAAGCACAGCAAAGAAGCCTATGATGAGCGTCCAGATCATTCGTACTTGTACTCGTCAGCGACGATGACGAAGTCAGCGGAGTAGCAATTCGACACCGCAGTGACCATGATCGGATCATCGCCGGCAGTCTTGTAGACTGCGCCGCGACGCTGCTGGTAGCGCTTCCACTCCATCTTGCCGCATGCAACGCAGTGATAGAGGTCCATAGCTCCGCACTCGCCACGACCTTCCATAAGGCCGCAGCCACGCGGGCAAGGCACTTCTGGTTGCGTTTGGATCTTCATCGACGTGATGGTGAAATTGAGTAGCGCTTGCTGGGCTCTGGACCGAATACGCCCAAAGCCTTCAGGCGGCGATACTTCTCGTTGTTCATCCAGCCTTGGTTGGTGAGATAGCCCCACGTGCGTTCACGCTTGCCAGTGACGACCAAGCTCCAGCTCGTGCCGTTCAACAGGCGCAGGATCTTGTGGTACTCGCCGGCTGCCTGCATGCGCTTGAACGTGAATGGACTCGCCACACGCGTACTCACGATGCTGTTCTGATCGCAGTACAACTCCATGTAGCCACCCTTCAGGATGAAGCTCAGGAAGTTCCACGGATGGTCGTGCATGAAATGGTCACGATCGTGGTCGTAGACCGCATGGATCAGCACTTGGAACCATCGCGTATTGATGGCACGCCATCGACGGAATACGACGCGACCAGCCTGCGACTTGATTTCGCGAGTCAAGAATCGATCAAAGAAGCCCACTCTTCACTCCACAATTCTTCTGACACGCAACGGTCGTGTTGAATCCGATGTACGCAGGCCCCTTGCACGCAGGACACACGTGAGGAAATTCGGCGATGGTCCTGCCTGAAACACTCGCGGCCTTCTTAATGGGCCCGTCGAGAAACTCGACAATGCTCATCGGGCTGACCCAGCGATAGACCGGAGCCTTTCTATCCGCGTCGATCACGAACACGGTCGTGCTCGTTGCCGATAGTCGCCCAGATCCTCCGTCGAGACAGAGGTAGCCGGTTTCGCGTTTGAAACCAACCACACGTCCGGTCGGATGGCTCATCGATTTGACCTTGACCATGCGGCCGGCGTTATCGCGCGCCCACTTCTCCAGATTGTCGATAATCATCGGACGATCTCCACAGTCGATTGCATCCAGCCCATTTCCATGCGATCGCGACACTTGGAGCAGTACATCTCTTCCATTGGTTTTGCGATGTGACTGATGTCTGTCGTAGCGAGCTTATGCTCAGCATGGCAACGCACGCACGCGTAGATGTGTACCGCGTATGTGAGCGGCGGCGCCTTGCCACGACCAGCGATGCGCCAGCCGAGACGACGGAACACGAGGGCGAGCTTCTGGAATCTGAAATAGCTCTTCTTGCATGCGTACAAGAAAGCGATCCCGACCATCACCCTTATGTAGCCGAGCTTGCTCACTTGACGTCGCAGACCGAAGCGAACTTGACTTCCTGGTAGCCGCACCACTGCTTGTTGTCGACGGCGTACAGGTGCGGGTACGTGTCGATGACGAAGTACTTGTAGCCGAGCTTGACTGCGTGCTTCGCGCACTCCTGGAGTTGCACCCATTCGGTTGCCGCCTTGGCTCCGATGTTGAGCACGTTCTTCCACGTCAGCTCTTTGAGGATCTTCTCACGATCCTCACGACGCTGCACTTCGGCCTTCAGCTCTTCGGTGGTGAAGTTCTTTAGCACGATACTCATGATGTACCTCTTTTAGCGAATCTCGCTCTTGTCGATCGGCAGCGACTTGAAGTGGAAGCCGGGCTCGCTCCACATCGGCTCTCCGACGGCGTAGACGTTCTGGTAGCCCTTGACCACGAAGTACTTGTAGCCGAGCATCGCAGCGGCCTTGGCAATGCGGTGGAACGTCATGCCGCCCGGCCACTGATCGTTGGTCACGTTCATGACCTTCTGCCACGTCATGTCCTTCATGTGCTGGTCGCGCTCTTCACGCTTCTTCAGCTCTGCACGGATCTCTTCCGTCGTGCAGTCCTTGAGACTCTTGTTCATGTCTTTCCATTCCTTCATCGTGTACGCACCGAGAGTGACCTTCGGCGGATAGAACACGTGCTTGCCGAAAAAGTCGTAATCGTAGTCGCGCTCGTACGGAGCCCAGGAATACTTGATGTCATGACGAAGTGACATTACTTCTTCTCCTGAATCATCTTCTGCATGAGGTACTGCATCACCGACTCCGGCGTGTAGCGCTTGATCTCTTCCCAGTTGCCCACGCGCATCCATTCCTTGATCTGCGTCGAGCTGACGTGCTGGTAGTTGTCGTTGGCCGGAATCAGGATTGTCTCGACATGCGCACGCTTGCGATTGAAGTCGGCGATCTCTTTCTCGTAGAGATAGTCCTTCTCGTTGCGCACGCCACGCACGAGCACGGCTTCGTCGCCGTACAGATCGCGGGCCCAGTCAGCGACGTATCCGTACGTGGCTGAGACGCCGACCTTGTACTTCAGTATCGCATTGTAGTCGCGGTGCAATGCATCGCGGATGAGGTTGTGTCGCTCTTCACCCGTCAGCATGTGCTGCTTGTTCGGATTGGTTGCGAGCAACACCACGCCCTTGCCGAAGTGCCTGACCATCATGTCGATGACGTTCATGTGCCCCTTGGTCAAGGGATCGAACGTGCCTGCGTAGATCGGTGTCACTATCTGCCTCCAATTTGATAAGCTTCGGTGCAGATCCACCAGACACCTACGACAATTCCGACCATGATACCGATAATGGGGATGAGCACGGCGAAGAATACGCCGATTTCCCCATCAGCAGTTTGGCACCGTCCTCCAGTGATCTTACCCATGATAGAAGCAGACAAAACCATGAGGAGCACGTAGAAGATAGTTCCGAATATGATGGGTACAGCAATCATTCTTGCACCTTCTTAGCGAGCTTCGCACCGAGATCGACAATCGGACCCAGTAAGCCCTTCCACAGCCACACGCAAAGACCCACAAAGAGACCGATGAATGCGACAATTGGTGCGAACAGAGTCGTGAAGGCGATTCCCCTCAGATCTTCCTCGTCCACATCGCTTCTGTTGTCGAAGAATTGATGACAAAAGCCGAAGCAGAAGAAGCCCAGCACAACCCATAGTAGGCCGAGAAGGATAATAAGAATCGGGCCCATCTACTTGCAGCTCTCTGCCTTGGAAGGCTGCGGATTGCACTGGCACAGCTCGGAGTTGACGAACCTCACGCCAACCGAACCGCACGCCTTGCCACAGGCTTCGATTGAAGCACCGTCGACGCAGCCGCAGCACATGGCGACCATGCCGCCGATGCCGACGAGGAGCACGATCCACCAGATCGCTTTCGTGAACGACTTCATGTTAGTTCTCCTCTTCGTGCGGAGACGCTCGAAGCGCGTCGTCGACCATTGCACGAGCTGCATCCATCGGCAGGTTCAGACGGTCGTGGACCGCCATGATCGCGCGGCCACGGTTGACCTGGGCGAGACGAAGCTCTTCTTGTGTGAGAGCGACGGGCGCTTCCATCATCTTGTTGATGAGGAGATTGAGTGTGTTGGAGAGAGCATTCATCTGACGCTCGATGATCCGGTTCGCGATCTCCATACGGAGACGCTTTGCCACAAGCTTGTCCTTCTGCTTGAGCACCTTCTCGATCTCGCGTTCGAGATTCTTTTGCTCTTGGCTCTTCTTCGATTTGGACATGACGTTGCCCTTATAGCGAATTAGTTGGGAAACTTCTGGTGATTACTTCACCAGACTCAGCTTGGTGCTCTTCTTCCAGCCCTTCTTACGCGCACTAGCTGCGCACAAGGCTTGGCACTGCGGAATGCAGATCGAACAAATGCCCTGTGACGCATTGCCCGACTGAACCATTGTCTCTTCGTCGGGAATAGTAGTCTGGTCCCTTCCGCAGAAGAGGCACACGACGAGTTGCTTTGCCATGACTACAGCCCGTTCTTCTGACGGTAAGCGTCGACCAGATCCTTCGCTTCCTTCAGACCGAGGTTCGTGCGAGCACGCACGGACTTGATGGCGGGGATGTAGTCACGAGCGAGAACCATCGAGCGCTCGGTAGCGGTGAGGGTTTCGCCTTCGACGCGAGACTTCTCTTGACGGTAGGTGTAGATGCTGTCGTTGATGTTCGCGAGTTGTGCATCCAGGATCGCGACACGCTCCATGAGGATCACGCGAGACGCGGTGACACGCCCCTTCTTCGCGATCAGAGCATTCAGATCCTTGTCTGCCTGACTGAGCTTCTTCGCCATTTTGGGCCTCCTGTGGCCCTTATAGCGAATCTATCTACCGCCGAAGTACCAGACCCACTTGCACAGCTCTTTCCAGAACGAAAACCATTCCTCATGCCACCAACATTCGTGGAAATAGGCACTATAGAAGGTGCCGTCGCAGAAGTGGCAATCGCGCATGTTACTGTTCCTGGAGAGCGAGCTTGCGAGCCCACAGCTCATGGCACTTGAGGCACTTGGCTGTGGGCTTGCGTAGGACTTTGTAGGTGGGATGCTTCTCACACAGCGGTTTTTGAACCACCGTAGGACAATCGCAGTTGCCCATGGGGCAGCCGCAATTGTGGGTATTGCCGCCGTGCTCGAACATTACAGAAGGCCGGAATCCTGGAGGAGAGCCTTCGAGAAGTTGCGAAGAGCCTTCGCGATCTTCTTGCGGCGACGCTCCCAGCCCGACTTGGTGTCGTCGTTGGCTTCGCCCACGCGATCGCACGTGAGACGCAGCGTGCTGGGCGGCGTCGACGAATACGGGTAACCGCTTTCGCCCGTGACCGTCTCGGTCTTGCCGTACTCGACATCTTCCTCGTTGAGCCCGAGCGACTTGGCGAACGCCTCGACGTTGTTCTCGATGGCGTACAGCTCTTCGTCCTCTTCGATGAGCTTCTTCAGCTCTTCCTTGGACATCTTCATCACGCGCTGCACTTCCTCGGGCAAGCAGTGAGCTGCCGAGAGCACGCAACCGAATGCACAGACCGGCTGACCCTTCTCATCGAAGGCTTCGCCCGTGCCGAACTTCTTCTCGACACCAGCGTCGAGACGCTCCGCAGTGCGCTCCGCTTCGAGAGCGATCACGAGAGCCTTGCGCTTGAGAGCAGGCGTCCAACGAACCGACGACTTGACGAACTTCTCTGATTCCTTGTTTTCCATTTCGACCTCTGTGTGCCTCTTATAGCGGATCTATTCTTCGACCAGCTTTGATTGCATCATCATGTCGCGTAGCATCCAGTCAGGCCACGTCGGCTTGTACATGTCGTCGAACCAAATCGCGACTGCACGATTGCGACAGAATGCATTGGACGGCGAGGGATCGTGATAGAGATGCTGCATGATGCAGCCTGGAGCCTTCGCGTTGTAGCTGAGGATGGTATGCGTGGGATCGAGATGCACATCACCACCTGTCATCAACAAGCCTTCACGATGCTTCTCGACGACAGTTTCGAGCTGTTCTCTCGTGATTTGCTCACCGAGGTAAAACGAGATCGACCCATCCTTGCGCTTGCTGCCGTACGAGATTTCCATATTTGTATTCCTTATATCGAATCTGTCCAATAGATCTGGAGGGCATCCCAGCATGGAGGCAAGCCTGGAGGAGGAACTTCGTGTACGTCCCTCGTGATCCAAGGCGCTTTCATCCAACGAAGCCAGTTCTGGATCTCATTGCGACAAATCTCGTGGTGTGGGCAGCCGCGTAGCACTATTTCCTCTTGAAAACGTACTCGTGGTTCGCGTAGTCCCACGCCACGAGTCGTCCATCACGAGTCCAGCCGCACTGACCGCCATCACACTCACCACACCACGGCTCGAACTTCTGACGGTTCTTCCGATAGAATTCTCCCGCACTCAAAGCGCAGGGCGCAGCGTCGACGACCTCTTCCATGTGGAGGATCTTGACACCCTCGAACACTTCGATTGAGCAGCGAGCGAGACGAGGATCTTTCAAGCGAACGAACATGTCGTATTCGTTCTTGTTCGCATCCTCACCCGCTCTGGAGTGAGGCACCTTGATCACGCTACTGGTGTAGGGATTGCGGAAGGTGACGCGATGGCGACCACTACCGATCTCTTCGAATCCGCCCAGGCCAAATGCCACGCGGATCTGTCGCATATCGTAATCGTCGACCAGATATCTGAGTGATGTCTTCGATTCCGGCAAAAGGGCACTCATGTGCCCCTTATAGCGAATCGACTAGTGGCACTTATTCTTGCAATCGGAGCTGAACAAACCGTTGTAGGCTGGTCCACCACAACGATCGCACTTGTGCGGCCACTTCGTGGGATCGTTCGGATCTGCTGGTGCTGGTGCAGAAGAGAACACAGCCGGTTTGGGCTGTGCTGGTGCCGAAGGCTTGGTGAAGTAGCCCAAGCTCTGCTTAGGTGCTGGAGATGCACTGACCGTAATCGATCCGACCGCAGGAGCCTGATACAGATAGCGGCCGAAGCCCTTCGGTGCACAACCAGGATTCTCGAAGAAGAGGACCGGCTCGGGATCGCCAGCGTCGTAGCGTGACTGGCTCAAGATCTCTCGTACTGCATCTGATTGCAACATCGCTTGGTACGTGATGCGCGTCTTTCTCGACCCCAGAGCCCTTGAGAGGCGAATGTAGATATGCTTCTTGCCCGGCGTGCCTGACTTCGAAGGAATGACCGCTTCAGCGACAAATGCCATGATGTTCTGCTCGAACACCGGCTTCGCACGCAGATACGCTTGGTACTGCGCATCGGAGTCGATGTCGATGAATAGCTCATCGCCCTTTGGTGCGAGCACATCCCAGCCATTCGACTGAGCGTGCTGGATTGCCTGCGGGCTCGTGCGACCACCCGTATAGGGCGCGTTCATGCTCACAGGACCGATGCCACCAGGAATCACGTGTGCCGGCATCGCGTGCGGAGGGATCATCGCAGCGACGAGAGGCTGACGAGGATGCGTGAAGCCCTTCACTCTCGGTAGAGTGATCTTGTCGAAGTCTCGCCCTTGTGGATCGAAAAAGATGTCGACCTTCTCAGGCGTGCGAGGAACCTGTACAGCAGTGACGATCGGCTTGCCTGAGCGAATTGATTCTTCCATCAATTCAGCAATACGCTTTACTTGTGCATCCCAAAATGGATCTTTGCCTTGGCTCATTAGAAATTAACTCCACCCGAGCGAATCACCGTCGATCGACGAATCATCCAGAACTTCGAGCAGCGCTTACATGTCTTGCTGACTCCGCTCCAGCTCGTTGAGTTGAACCACTTGTGACCAACAACGAAGCAGACCGATCGATAGAGAGTGCGACGAATCCGCTTCTTCATGCGGTGTCGCTGAACATGAAAATGGAACTTGATGGTTGAAAGCTTCACGTACCGCTTATAGCGGATCTACCAGCGGATCTCGAAGTTGTAGCTATAGTGACCTTCCCAATGCATGCCGTCGTCGTTGACTGGTTCTACCCAGTGACGAGTTGCTGTTGCCTTGAGACCAGCCTCGGTGACGAGCAAAGGCATCAGCAGAGCAAGAGCTTCGTCACCCCAATTTTCAAGCTCTGTGGGCTTGTAATAGGAGTTGAACGTGATCTTGTCGTGGCCGAGCCCCGCTTCTCTTTCGAGCAGCGTTGGCAGCTTGTCCTTGATCCAAGCGTGACAGCAAGCGAGAGTGTCGGCTTTCCACTTCTCGTGGGCAATTCGCTCTTCCTCGCGCTTCTTCTCGGCTGCGAGACGCTTCTCTTCTTGCTCTTCGGCGTGCTTCTTCTGACCACGCTCGATTGCTTCTTGGACAGCCTTATTCATCGAATCGCCAATCGTCGTATGAGACTTCGACGGGGAACGTCGGCAGAGCAGGCACGTCGGTCATCTTGTGCGCAATCGCACGAGCGTACATATCGAATTTCTGGCGCAGATCGACAGCATCATCGCCCAGGCCGAGGCTGACGCTCCTGTCATTGTCGTCGCGACCAGTGACCCAGCTAAAGCTGACGCCATGCACCTTGATGCCGGTCGTCTTGAAAGCCTGAGCCATCAGACAATTCTTGCAGTACTCGCCACCCGGCTTACCCAGCTCGGGAATCGCTTCTGCAACAGCCTTGTCCCACATCTCTTGCGTGATGGTGATCTTCTTGCCGGTTTTCGTGCTCATGTGCCTCTTATAGCGAATTTAGGGCAACCACACTTGGAAACCGGTTGCGCCGTACATTTGGGATGTGTAGCCGGCTGCCGCAAATTCGCCCATTAGTCGTGTGGCGATGTTCTTGTGCGATTGCTGCTGCACGGTGGGAGACCACTTGAAGTAGCCTTCCTTGGCCATGGCCTCGATCGCCATCGTCTTGACGTGCTCATAGAGCCTGTCGACCGACTGAGCAGTCGTCGGAATCGTGATGACGTTCGGATCGGGTGCAGCCTTCATGTCCCTCTTATAGCGATTGTTATGATTGCTGCATAGGAATCGTTACAGTGATCTCATCGGCTACTCTTTCAGAAACTTCGTAGCCGCCGAGCTTGAAGCCTTCGAAATGAGAACGATAGATTCTCTGTACTTCATATGTATGATCGAACATCTTAACTTTAAAAGAGCCATACTGTTGAAGACTGGCAACGATTCTGTCGAGGATTGTCTTGGTAAGGGCTTCACGAGACGATTCAAGAGTAGGATAAATTGTCATGGACTTCTTATAGCGGATCTCGCCATCGTGTCCCGTTCACGATTCGACTCACTTGTTGATGGCTGATACCATAGAGCAGCGCAATCGCCTTCTGGCTCAGTGCGCCCTCGTGATAGATTTCCTTGATTGCCTCAACTTGATCCTCAGTGAGTTTCCTACGACCATGACGAATCTTGTAAGCGTGGCGTCTCTTCAGAACCATGTCCTGCATGTTGTCTTGGTGTGTGCCGAGGAATAGGTGATCTGGATTCACGCACAGCTTCACGTCACATCTATGAAGCACATGAGAGTCACCAATTGGCCCATGTTCTAGCTCAAAAGAGATACGATGGGCATAGGTCGGCACTCGCTTGACGCTAAATACGCCATAGCCGCTTCGAACGGCAGCCGTCCACAACCAACAGCCTCCCGGCGAGAGCTGGGATCGGTCGACCTTTGCCCAAAACAGATCTACTGATACTTCCACACTTCACTTATAGCGGATCGCAATCTTCTTTAGCGAAACCCTCTAAGCCTAGGTCACTACTAGAATGGCGACGATCCCAGTACCTCGTTCGTACTCACAAATTATCGGCGACATGATCGATGCGTTTTTGTCACGCTTTGGTCTGCGTTCGCTGAAGGTGGGCTCGCCCGTTCTCAGTATCCTAGAATCTGTCGCACAGTCTCAGCTTCGTAGCAGTGAGGATATCTTCACACTCCTCGAAGCCCAGTCTCTCGACAACGCTTCAGGGGATGCGCTTGATCGTATCGGTGCGGATGAGAGCACTCCTCGCATTCCGCAGAACCCTGCCTCGGGTACAGTTACGATCACCGATTCTTCATTTACAAAAGTTGCTTCAAAGATCTTTCAGGGAACACCGGCTCCGATTGTAGGCTCGACTAGCATTAACGTCGTTGATGCGTCACTATATCCGAACACGGGATCTGTTTATCTTGGACGCAACACACCCCAATTCGAAGGCCCACTTGCTTACACGAGCAAGACAAATAACGGCACGTATTGGACACTAGCATTGAGCACACCTACCCTTCGTTTTCACAACCAAGGGGAGGGCGTGGTCCTTGCGCAAGGTGGCGACCGCCAAATTCCAGCGGGTACGGTAGTACAAACACCTCAAGGGAATACCGCAGCAGCAGTCCAATTCAAGACGTTGTTCAACTCGACCATTCCTGATGGCGAGACTTCGATCACGGGTGTATTGGTCGTAGCGATTGTTCCGGGCATCTCGGGCAACGTAGCTGCGCTCGCTATCAATGGATGGGGATCAGGTAATGGCCCATTCACTGGTGCACAAGTCTCTAATCCTCTACCGCTTACAAACGGTACGAGCGTTGAAGATGATGACACCTACCGCGAGCGTATTCGTCAAGCAACTCAGTCACGCACCAAGGGCACGGCACTGGCTATCCAGACGTTTGCCGTCGGTGTTACTTCGAGTGACGAAAATAAGCGCGTGCTCTCAGCGTCGGTGGTTACTCGTCAGGGTTACCCGACCACGCTGTATATCGATGACGGTACGGGCTATGAGATGCGTGCGCAGGGTGTGGCTATTGAATCACTCATTGATTCAGCCCTCGGTGGTGAGCAATACTTTAAAGTCTCACAACGTCCGATCGCCAAGGCATACATCCAGTCACTCAACGCAGCACCATACGTACTCGCTTCAGGAATGAAGCTGAGCTTCGCTGTGGATGGCGTAGTGACTGAGCACACGTTCGATGTGGATGGCTTCAGAAACATCACGAACGCTACAGCCTACGAAGTGGTTGCATCTATCAATGCAGATACGACCCTTAATTGGCAAGCACGCACGGCAGGCTCAGGCACGCTCGTTGTTGTAACGGCTAAGGCTGATACCAACGAATCGATCCAGCTACAGACTGTCACGGATGGCGATGACGCTAATTCAGCGCTGCTATTCCCTGCTGGTCGTGTGGATACGATGCGACTTTACCTCGATGACCGACTCCTATCTAAGGATGGGCGTACGGCCGAGGCATTGTCTAAGCCGATCGCTGAATGGGCTACGATGACATCGCCTCAATCCCTCGTGGTGAAGGTCGATGGTATCCAGCTCTCATTCGATGCAGCGCAATTCCCGAAGTTCACCGATCAAGACTTCATTGACGCTAATACGGGCTTCACTACGCTAGGCCGCAATACGCTCGATGCATGGGCCAAGGTTTTCAACTACCGTATCCCAGGCATCACTGCGAGCGTAGAGGCTGGTGTGTTGGTCGTAGCCTCGAACCGTCAGCACTCAGCCAATGGCAAGGTGCAGATCGTATCGGGTGATCTTGTTTCGAACCACATGTTCGATACGCAGGTATCACTGGGTGCCAACAGCGATTACACACTCAATCGCAACACTGGCGAGCTGGCTCTTCAAACACCGCTCACAGTGGGCCAGAAGCTTTCAGCAGGCTCGACACAAACCCGAGCCTTCCTCCAGTCGCCTTCGATCTCAACGCTCAACCTAGCGGCTCAGGCGAATTTGTGGCTGGCTATGGACGCTGATGCTGCTGTGATCCCGACTGGTGTCAACAACGGCACTCCTCTCACATTCACTGCTACGGCTACTGCGTACGGCTTCCTCATCAAGTGTGATGCAGGTACGGCTGTATTCCAGAATCTATTGGCTGGTGATTGGGTCGTGTTCTGGGATAGTGCTCTAGGAGCATTGACCGGATCATACCGCGTATCGGCTGTCGACACCGGTTTCCAGTATTTCTATTTTGAAAAGAATACGACGTACTCTGGTGGACCAATCACTCTCACGAGCAATGGTATCCAGTTCTGCCGTACGTCTACCGATCTGCCTCTACAGCACGACACGATCTCATCAGGCTCGCTGTACACCGCTACGTCTCTTGCCAATGCTTTGGATGAGGAGCTGGTTGGTGCTCTCGCCACTACATATCGGACTAATATTCTCCGCGTTCGCACTAACACATTCTCGGATGTGAATGGCGATATCGCATTGGTAGCAGCAGACGTTGAGGCACAGAAGCTCGGTCTGCCTGTAGCGAATGCAACGAAGAACCTGACCGGCCACATGGCTTCGATCGAGTCTGGCAATTCGTTGGTCGGCACGCCTGACTTCCACTTGGCTCGTTACGTGACGAATGGTGGTACGCAGGATGATATCGTTATTGAACGTCTGCCGAATGAGATTCCCGACACTGGATTGACGCTATATGGTCTGCGTAATGACGACCTCGGTCTCACTCCATTGACTGATACAGCGTGGGGATCGCAATTCGGTTTCACCACGACTCTCAAGGATGCATTCGCAAATGCTTCGAATTGGGAGATGGATATCCGTTCGACGCCTGAACAGCGTTGGATGGTGACTGACCGAATGATGTTCGCGAATGGCTTCATGCTCTCGCCGAGCGATCAATTCGGCGTGTTGGTCGATGGTGACGTTACACTCAAGCGCTTCTCGATTCCGATGTGGCGTACGTTCAAGCCGACATCACCGACGTATGGCGTGACCAACGACTTCGTCGACGCTGACAACGGCAATGCATCACTCGCCGCAGCATTCGGCCTTGACTATTCGTTCGACGACTTCGCTGTGTTCATGGCCGCTCGTGGCAAGACGATGGCTGCTGATGCAAATCGTGCAGTGCTGTGGCGCTATTATCGTCTCGGGCCTGACGGTAATAATGCGCAGGTTCGCTACAGCGTTCCTCAATCATCGAATCAGCCTGTATCGGTCGTAGTCTCGAACAACGCAGATACCACGACTGAAGTCAGCATCACGCTCGCATCAGGTGCCGATCGCACGCTCACCAATATCCGCGGCACGACTCGTGTTGGTTGGATTGTTCCGACAAATGCGGCAGGCATGGGCGACGCTACGTACATCGTCGGCATGTCGATCGCTTCGGGTACTCGCGCTGCAAACACTCCGACACTCACTGTGACACTGCCTACGGGCTGCCTCGATCACGGTTGGAACGTTGCGGACGTTATTTACGTAAACAGCACTGACATCAATTATCCGTCAGGTGCATACGCAATCACCGCACGTACTGCTACGACTATCACATATTCAGATGCTAGCGCTTCAGTCGCAGCGTTCTCGGGCTCGGGCACGATCAGCTTCGACAGTGCAGGCGAAGCCTCACTGGCTGGCGGTTCGGTCGTTGTTTCGGACTATATGTTCATCAATGGTCCGCAGCAACCGTTCGGCAGCTTCATTCCGCCGATCTATATCACCAACGTCAACAATCAAGACTGGTCAGGCTCGATTCCGTTCTCTGGCTCAGCTCTAACGACTGTTGAATGGGGCGTTCCGCTTGGCGCATCGACCAACTTCCGTATCTTCGCAAACGCAGAACAAACGGCTGCTGCAATCGTCTCTGCTGTAGCTGCGCTCGACAATCCGATCGTCACTGGCACTCTCGTCAGCACTGGTACGGGCATTATCGATCGCAGCTCTGAGGAGGATGCGGCAGCTTCGCCTGCATGGACGAACTTGGTTGACGGTATCAATTACGTCAAGACCACGACCGCTCCTGGTTCAATCGCTGGCAACTACACGATCGTCTTCAAGAACCAAATCGATTCATCGCTCGTAACCAATAGCGATTGGATCAACGAAATCATCCGCGTTGTGCCTCGTACGACCGAGAATGTCGTCGAATGGTTCAACACGCTTGCTGTCACTGGCTTGTCGTCGGTGGCTGATATTGAGGCATCGAGCGCAGGCACGAAGGTGCAGCTCAGCTCATTGCTTCCTGGGTCGACTGGCTCAATCCAGGTTCAGGGTGGTGGTGCAAACGCTGCCTCAGCTCAGGTTTTGGGCACAGCAGCTCAGTCACACAACCTTTTGCTCTTGAGCGTTCCGGCTGCAAATACACTAGCGCTCTACGCTGGTATGTGGGTGAACATCGACAACGAGAACGTCATGCCGAAGAGCGGCGTGTTCGATGCGGGCACCAACCTCACTTCGTTGTCAACGCTCGGTGTGTTCACCTTTAACGGCGCCGGCACCAAGGTCGTCACGCAGCGCTCGGCCACGAGCAACGTCGGTCTCAAGTTTGAGAAGCAGGGCGATTTCGTCTGCATCAGCGATACAACTTTCGGCACGAATGATTGGGTATTGCGTAGCGGTGGTCCGTTCTTCACGCCTCTCGTGAAGGAAGGCGATTGGATTAACCTCACGTTGCCGGCCGCTCCTACTTCAATGCCGCAAATTGGAGACGCCAACACCGGTCTCTACCGCGTTGTGCACGTGACTGCTCCTGGCTGGGGTTCAAGCCCTGGTAGTGTGTGGATCGAGAATCCTAACTTCGAGCCGCAGAACGTTGCTGAGTGTGACGTAGTATTTGTTTCGCCTAATTCAGTATTGCCGGGCGATACGATCCAAATCTCGACCAACTTGTGGAACATTAACAACCTCGGCTCATGGACCGTCACTGACGTTCCTGGCTTGACTGTTGGTGGCTCGCTCTACGAATTCACTGTCGACGTCTCACAACGTACGCCGGTAGCTGTTGGTGCTGTTGGTGCTCTTGGTTCAACAGACGCAAACCTCGTGCAGGACATCGAGGCGCATCCTTCGCACTTCGTCAAGAAGATCGTATCAATCGCTCAGAACGCTACAAATCCATCGCTTGCCGATTTGAAGTTTTCGGCACCGCAAGGAAGCGAATGGATCACGGCAGCCGCGGGCTCGATCATTACTGCACGCGACAAGCTCGCATTCAGTGGTGACGTTGCAAACGGCATCGACGGCTACCAGTACAACACGGGCCTCATCAAGGCGACGAACCAAGTCGAGTACGGCGATCCGGCTGACAGTGGTGCATTCCCTGGTGTGGTCGCTGCTGGTGCGAACATCAACATCGAAGGTGCTCCTATCAAGCGCATTCAGGTGTCAATTGCATTGCGTGCACGCTCAGGCGCGAATACCGACTTGATCACTCAGTCGGCCAAGTCGAGCGTCGCAGCTATCATCAACAAGACGGGCGTCGGTCAGCCGATTGCGTTGATTGACATCGCAACCGCAGCGAAGGTTCCGGGCGTAATTAGCGTCATCATGCTCAGCCCGCAAATGATCACTGGTTCAGACTTGATCAACGTGCAGCCGTTTGAGAAGCCGCTCGTCCTCAATCTCGACCAAGATATCCTAATCTCCTTCGTCGGAGACTAATCCCAAATGGCATTGATTGATCTGGAACTGCCCCTTAGCGGAGGCGGTGGTCCGACTTTGTCGGGCGGTATGCAGTTCAAGACTGCTGGCAGCGGTTTGCCCAATCGCATTACGGTACAGGATGATGCTGTCGTAGCTCCTGCCTTCGTTTCGTCAATCGGTTCAATTATGATCGATCCAGACGGCGCGCATTTCTGGCTGTCTGATTACACAGGCATATGCACTAAGTACCTATTGGCTGATGCCTCAAATACGGGCATCACGACTCCGGCTGGTGCAATGGGTATCTTTGCGTACGATGGCAGTGTGTTCTACGCAGGCGATTACAGCAACGAAGCGGTAGTCGAATACAACTACGACGGTACAGTCAGTCGCAGCATGGATATGAGCGCTGATCCGTCGTATCCGCGTCCCATGTCGGTCGTCCGTGCATCGGCCAGCGATCTCGTTTGGATTGTCAATTACCCAAGCAGCATTCCTGCTGAATACAACTTTCCTGCTGCTACAGCTACGGGCCGCACGCTACCAAGCAGCGCGGATATGATTTTTGCTCGCAATGGCTTCTTGTATTCTATTGACGGTAACAATGTAACGAAGTACGACGAAGCCACGCTGACGCTGCAAGAGACTTGGACCTTTATTCAGGACAATGCAACTTGGCCGGGCCATACGTTTCCTGGATACGTTCTCGACTTCTACGTAGATAGTACCGATCATCCTATCGTCTACAACGCCCTTGCATTCTGGATTGATCGCCTCGTGGTTTCTCCAGGCGCGTCGATTGGTCCTGATATGGTCGACAAGCGTCTCGTCTATCAGCAGCCCCAATTGGGCGGCTCTGGTTTGCAGGACTCAAATCCGACTCCTGGTATTGCGGTCAACGACAAGTACGCTGTATTCGTGAGTACGACAGGTGCAGGAGCGAATAGCTTCTGCGCTGTCGTCAAGAACCTCTTCGGTACTCAGCGCGCTCGTTGGAACAAGAGCTTCCCGCAAGGCGGAACGATTGAGCGCATTGCTGTTCCCGGCAACTACGTCGGTGATAAGGGCTCGACCTACGATCTACGCAAGACCAAGTTCTATTGGTCGATCGATGGTGGCGGATCACGTACTGAATTTCTTCCGGGCGATAACCTAAATATCGCAGTGCCTTCTGGTGGCACGCTCACCTTCGACGTCGACATGATCGAAGGCGACGGTCAAGCTACCAATCCTCCGTATATTGGTGGTACAGCAGGCGAGGGACCGCGTGTCATCTATGATGATGGTACCAGCGGCTCATTCGTCGCTACTTCATGTACAGGTTCTGCTAGCAAGGTAACCGTAGCGTTCAACATGGCTCCGACAGCACTGACGGGTCCTGCTGCGGCACCTTCGAATTGGACGATCACTGTTCCTAATTCAGTTCAAGTCACTGCCGTTAATATCGTTGGATCTACCATCGAATTGACCACTACGAACCAGACTCAAGGCGGCTCTTATACGCTCAATATTCCGGTTGGTATTATGTCAGGTTCGAACGGCTTCCTTGGACCGTACTCGATGGACTTCACCGGGGTAGCGAGCATTCCTGCTCTGCAATTCGCCAGATCACTCGATGAATTCACTGTCGATGTCACGTTCACCTTCGCACCGAATGAATCGGATGCTCTCGACGTAACGAATTGGGGCATCACTCCTCCGATCACCATCTTCAGCGTCACCAAGATCACTGATTTGAATTACCGTCTCACGACCTCGTCGCAGACGATCGGTCAATCGTACACACTCTCGTGGACGCCGTAATCTTCTAGCTATCCCATGTCTGTCGTATTCGTAGGTATTGCTCTAGAACTAGAGAGCGTCGAGCAGGTTGCACTTGCTACGCTACGAGTACGTTTTACGCAGATCCCGTTGCAGGCATCTCCGACGGGAGCACACGATGCGTTGAACCCGGCTAACTGGACTCTCGCTGGTCCTGGGCCTGGAATGGTCGTTAGCTGTGTCACCACAGGCGATCCGCAGAACATCGATCTCATCCTCGCGGGTCCTCTAGCGGTAGGCATGTGGAGCGTCATCGGCTCTACGAATATCCAGACAGCAACGTCGAGCCCGCTGACTGATCCTCGCATCCTCAACTTTAACGTCACCACGTCTGGCTCAATCGAGCCTGTCAACGCTGGCTCGTTGAATGACACCGATGCAGACGTTATTCGCAAGCACCTCAACGCAGCTCTCAAGGGCGATGGTTGGGACGCTCTGATCGCAGCGGTAGCGACTGGTGAAAAGACAAATCGCGAGAATGCTCAGCTAGCATTTGATCAGCTATTCATCTCGACCGCTAGCGGCTTGTACCTCGACCGCGAAGCATCAGACGCAGGCATTGAGCGTCCCATCAATATGGGTATGTCAGACGACACATTCCGTCTGTACACGATTCGTCTCACCAACAACAAGCTCACTGAAGAATCATTCCTCGAAATCCTCGAAGTGTTCTATGGCGACTCGTCGCTGCGTGCGTCGGACAGCTCAGCTCAGTCAGAGCCGTACTTCCTGAATGATGGTGACGATCTCTCGATCTTGATTGACGAGGAAGTCGAAGTGCCCGTCGTGTTCAGCACGAAGGACTTCGCAATCATCAGCCAAGCTAAGGCTGTCGAGATCGCTGCCGCAATCACTCGCTATTGCCGTCTGGCCGGTTCGTTGGCTTATGCTGCGCCGGTTGTAGATCCGACTACTGGCGAAACGACTGTTCAAATTTTTTCGGGAGCACTTGGTCTAAGCTCGTCAGTGCGTGTGCAGGGAGGCAAGGCGCAGAACGTCTTGCAGTTCTCTACGCTATTGCCGATCTACACTGGTCCGAGCGCAACACCGACGTGGAACATCACTGCCGATGTGGCCGCAGGTACGATGCGTTTTACTACGACATCGAACGCGGTCGATCTCTCGCAGCTCCAAGAAGGCGACTATGTCAACATCTTTGGATCTGAATTCAACGTTGCAAACCGCGGATCATTTACCGTCACCGCTGTGTCGGTAACGTATCCTTCGGGCACGCTCACACAGTACTTCGAAGTTGAGAATCGCTCAGCGGTCCAACAGCTCGCTCTCGTGCAAACGCTCCAAGGCGATCTGCTGTATTTCCGTCCTACGAAGAATACGATTCACACAACATCGTCGCGTGCAGTCATCGTTTCGGTTCCTGGCGATCGTGTTGACGTTGTGTTGCCTGCGACCTCGCAGGCTGTGTCACGCTCAGAGCTGAGCGGTGCATATGCACAAGGCCAATCTCTTGTCGATGTCACATCGCTAGAACGTGTAGATGGTGTTGTTACCGCTATAGCTCCGTCACATGACTTCTTGGTTGGCGACACCGTCTATATCGAAGGCGCACGTCCTGTATTGGGCTTGCCTACGAAGGTGGCTGGAGATGGCAACCTCACGACCGACTATTCGCACGTTTCAGTTTCTTCGCTGATCTCTGCAACGAACGGCAATCAGGTTCGTCGCATGCCTCACGTCTGCAACCTCGGCGATGGTTCGATCGCTGTAGCTGGTGGTATTCAGGCTGCCGCTACGCCGAACCAACACCACGAAGTTTTGCAGTATGGCTCGGCCGCGACTCTCGCTGGCGGTGTTCAATACACGCTGGTGAAACCGGCTATTGGTGGTGACACTGGAGCGACCTTCGCGTTCATGGGCTTCATGCAAATGACCGGAGCGATCCGCAATGGGCAAGCCATCCAGATCGGCGGCACGGATTTCACGTCACCGGGCAATAGCGACTCAACTCGTTTCATTCTTCCTGGTGGCTCTGTCGATTCAGGCAGCAACCTCGCATTCGCTGTAGCGGCTCCTGGCATCGGCGAATTGAACAACGGGAAGATTCTTGCATTCGGTGGCCAAGCTGTTCCCGCTGGGCCTGCCGTTGCTACGTCGCAAATCTACGATCCTCTCGCAAATACATGGACCGCGGATGCAAATATGGTTACCGGTCGTTTGCAGGCAAGCACCGTACATATTCCCGACACTGGATTGATTGGTGAGATCTTTATGGTCACCGGTGGGCGCACGCTCGCAACAGGTGATCTTGACTTCACCGACAACACCGACATGGGCCCGATCCTCAACGATGTCGAATTCTATTTGCCGGGCACTCCTGCTTGGGCACGTTCGAACATCGAAATGCAGTACGCTCGTTTCGGTCATCAATCGTTCTACGTTGGTGATGGTTTCAATGTCATCGTTATGGGCGGTTGGGGCTACGACACACTCCAGACCAGCATCACACCCGAGCTGCTCAACACATGTGAAATGGTCACTCTGAATGGCGTCATTCAGTTGCCGTCAATGAAGCACGGTCGTGCGTTCTTCGCTGCCGTTCAATTCGGCCGCAAGATCTACGTCGCTGGTGGCAATCCTGATACGACGGACATTGAGATCTTCGATCTCGATACGTTCACGTGGTCAATCTCTATTGCGAAGCTCGACGTCGCTATGGAGCAAACAGCGGGCGCAGCCCTCACTGACAATCTGTTCGTTGTGGCGTGCGGCTATGCTTCGCAAGCTGCTACTGAGGATTCTCACTATCGTGTCATCTCACTCTCTTCTGAGTCATCGATCAGCGGTGGCTTGAACGGCACGCACAAGATCACTGCGGTCATCGACGGCAACACATTCCAGTACGAAACCGTCGAGCAGGACTACGTCAAGACAGGCGCGTGCACAGCTCAAAATGAAGCTGCGGCTCCTGGAGAATTCCCTGGTCCGTTCTCGTTCGACATCGATGGTGGCATTCCTGTCACTGACATTGAGTCAGATCTGACGATGGATCTCGACGCTGGTCTGCAATACGAATTCATTACCGTCACTGACGCGACGCAATTCCCGGATGAGGAAGGCTGGCTCGTGTTCGATTTCGGTTACCAGAACATGGTGTATCCGGTGAAGTACTTCGGTCGTTTGTCTACGACTGAGCTTGCCTTGGATTTCTCGTTCGTATTTCCGAAGACCGTGTTGAGCGGTGCAAAGGTTTGCTTGCTTCAACAGAAGTCTCCATGGGTACCCACTCAGCCTCAACTCGTAGGATCGTTCTACTTGACCGATTCGCCTTCGGGCCGCATCGGTGCAGAGCAAGCTATCAATGATGCAGCGGCAGCCGGCGTGGAAGTGGATATCACTGTCACGTATCCAGGTGATCGTGGCCTCGGCAATGAAGGCTCGCCTGACACAGGCACGGGCAAGACATCAGACGTGGTCTGGATCTTCGGTGGAGATCAGTAATGGCACGTCCACGTCTACTTGTTGCAGCTCGAATTTTGGTCATTATCAATGGCCAGCAATACGGTCGTTGCGCTGGCATCCAATGGACCAGCTCGACACCGAAGAAGAAGGCACGCTCAGTCGATTCGCCTCTTGTGCAGGAGTACATGCCCACGACTCTCGAAGTCACAGGCACGATGACGGTATATCGTATGATCGCTGATGGCGGTCTCGAAGGTGCTGGCATCCAGGCTCCTCAAATCCAACAGTCACGCGAAAAGTACATCACGATTCAGCTCGTGGAGCGCGAGACCGATACAACCATTCTTCAGATCAACCAAGCCACGATTGAAGGGCAATCGTGGAACGCTGTAGCGAAGGGCCTCCTAATGGGCTCGTTCAGTTTCAGCGGAGTCATTTTCACAAACGAAGCCGACGTATAACGGCAATCTTCTCAAACAGGTAATCCCACAATGAGCGTTCTTCGTCAGCAAAACTGGCTCGGTCAGCAGCGTGTCGATATTCCGCACATCCGTGCAATCGAGTCGTCGATCTGCGCAGACTTCGATGTGCTCGCTGGTCGTATCATGGCTGGCGATACGCCGATGGTTGTCACGGGCTTCGATGCAGTCACCGTTGGTATGACGGGTCAACCTGCGTCGACGATGCAGCTCGTTGTCGCAAATGCTGTCGTCATGCATCCGCGTGCAACGGAGGCAGGTACCATCTTCTTCGTTCCTGCCGATCGTCCGGTGGAAGTGCTCAACTCCGTCACGAATCCTCGTGTGGAAGGCGGCTTCACTGCGAACACAGTGAACTACGTTGGTATCGATCTCGTCCGCAGCGCGGATGCGACGACATCTGACTTGGTGCAATTCCTCAATCCTCGTACGAATGCGGAAACACCGAAGGACGTTCCTCTCGGCCGCACACTCGATTACGTCATCACTGTCACGACGCAAGACTTCTCGACGACGCCGGGCATTTGTCCAATTGCGATCGTCACGACCGACTCGTCGAATAACGTCGTTTCGAATGGTATCGTTGACGCACGCGAGCTGTTCTATCGCCTCGGCTCGGGCGGCTCTGTTCCGAACGTCAACTATACTTATCCGTGGCCGGCTGGTCGCACTGAAAACGACAACGGCACCGACTATGGTGTAGCCGACAAGGCGATTACCAATATGAAGGATTGGGCAGACGCAGTCATGACGCGTCTGTGGGAGATCGGTGGCGGTCTCCATTGGTACACGCCGACGAACATCATCAACATCACGATGACTCGTTCGGGGTCGACGTTCACCAACGGACAGAACTTCGAATGGGACGGCACCAACCTCCATTGGAAGGGCCTCAATATTCTGTTCGACAACACGCCGGGATGGCAGAACACTGTCATCGACGTCACTGTCGACACTCCAGGCTTGACTGACCTTGCAGCAGGCGATTGCATCTACGTCGATCTCGATCGCACGATGAATGCAAACCTGAACGCTGCGAAGGCCCCTCTTGCTACGCTCGGCTCACCGCTGATCCCTGGCTCGCGTATCGTCATCGCGTGGAGATTCGGCGCAAGCATCTTTACGCGTGGTAGCGATTACGCCGTAGGTACGACGTTCGCCGTCGCTACGACGACGTCTGTTGGTCTCGTGCAGCTCCAGCGCACTCCTGGCAATCCTGCTGCGCCGGTTGTGTTCAATCCTGACTCAAGCGGTAAGCTGCTTGTTCAGGCAACAAGCACAGCGATCCAGGCTGTTCGTACAGATCTATCTACGAACAACGGCATGATGCTCGTACAAGACGGCAACAACCAGAACCGTTTCTTGATCGATCGCAACGGCTACATGATGGGCCGCAACGGTCGCTTCTACGAAGACTGGACCGGCGTCGCCCTCACCGGCATCAACAACAACATAACGCAGTCGCCGATGACCGGCACCATCCAGTGGAAGGCGCAAACCGCAGCCGTCGCTTCGTCGATCATCGACTTTGGTCGTAGCGACACTGGCGAGTACAACGGTGCATCAGTCAATCTGAGCGTCGGTAACGCAAACCAAGTCACGCACCTTGAAACAGGCAATCTGTTTAACGTTACCAGCACGGGCTTCACTCCGCTCGTGGCGACGTTCCAAGGTGATATGTCGTTCAACACCGGTCACGCTTCGTGGGGCTTTGGTACAGGCGATCTTGTATCGGACAACGACTACGTTCGCTTCCGCTACGACGGCACGCAGTATCACATCGAGACGTGCAACAGCGGCACTCAGACGTCAGTCGCAACCGGCATCGCTGCCAACGCATTCTCTCGTCCTGATCGTCTGCGTATCGAGTGGTTTGGTTCGACTTCAGCTCAGGGCGTTGCAGCGGGCAATATCCCGATCGTATGGTTCTACATCAACGATCTGACTTACTCCGCAAGCATCAACACGAACATTCCTAACGGTGCGGACTTCTCGTTCCACATGAAGTTCATTATCTCGGTTGATAGCAACAACGCGTCGTGCAGCTTCGGGCCCATCGAAGGCGCCTGGAACATCTGGAACAATCCTCCGGGCCTCTAATAGGCGTAGGGGATGTCCTTCTGCGCTTGCGGGAGGACCGTCGACCACCACACGCTCGAATGGCTCTGGTCGCCGTCGAGCCCGCTCGTCGAGTACGCCAGCCACGCATGCAATAGCTCGTGGTGCAGCACTCCATGGTCGATGCCCCAATCCATGATGTAGATGTCGCTAACGCTGTTGCCGAAGATGCAGGGCCACACGATCGTATCGCCTGCGACGCCGGGATCACCGTCGGCCCAAAAGTCCTGATCGTTGTGCGTGGTGTCGTTTCCCTTGACGTACCAGTGCCACTTGATGTCCTTCGGCACAACGTCGGGACCGTGGAACGGCGTGTTCGCCTTGTAATAGTCCCAAATGTCCTGCGCCATCGTCGACCAGCCCTCGGGGCCGACAGGATCAGAAACGCAGCTACCGTCGGAGCAGGGCGGATTGTAGGGATTGTGCGGACAATCCTGAGCACCGCAGCCAGCGAGCACCGTCAGGAACAGCACGAAAAACCCAAAGAAATTGCGCATGTGAGCCTCCTATGGTTCTAGCCTAATCCCGATTTTTGGGCAAGTCAAGCACATTCGGTAACAATCTTGACTGCATGGAACAAAAGTTTTGCACTAAGTGCCAAAATTTTCGGAGTACCGAGGATTTCTATAAAAGAAACGGCAAGTTGCGTCTACCTTGTATCGTCTGTTTTAAGGCAGCAAGTGATGCGTGGAGGCTGGCACATCCCGATCGTATCAAAGCAAAGACTCTCCGTCGGAGGTATCATGGGCTCACCGTCGAGAAATTCGAGGAAATGGTTGCAAATCAGAACGGCGTTTGCGCTATCTGCCAAAAACCTTGCAGCTCTAAGCCTCGTCTCTCAATCGATCATGACCATAAAACGCAGCGGATCCGAGGATTGCTCTGCGCAAACTGCAATCATGGCCTCGGCCACTTTAAAGACTCGCCCGAGCTTCTACGCAGGGCTGCAATCTATCTAGAACAATGACCGACAACGACGACAACTTTGGGCGTATCGATACGCTGGGCCTCTACCAGCCGTTCCTGGAGCGCGTCAGCATGGTTATAGGCGCGTGCCAGAAGCGTGGGGTGTACTTCGTAGCCACGTGCGGTCTACGCACCTACGACGAACAGAACGCGATCTACGCGAAAGGGCGCACTGCTCCTGGCGGCATCGTTACGAATGCGAAGGGTGGCCAGAGCCTCCACAATTTCGGAATAGCTGTTGACTTCTGCCGTGACGCTAATTACCCGTCGAAGGAAGGTCTCAAGCCCGACTACACCGACTCGCACTACGCGATACTTGGTGAGGAAGCGGCAAAGCTCGGCCTCGAATGGGGCGGCGGCTGGAAGAGCATCAAGGACACGCCGCACGTCCAACTCCCATACAACCTCAAATTTGGTATTAAGCTCTCTGATCTGCGTCGCGAATACTCGAAGGGTGGCTATGCAGCCGTCTACAAGTTTCTTGATCAGTACAAGTGGTTTGACGACTAGCACGGCAATCTTACTCCGAGGAGTACTCTCAAAATGCCTAGCATTCAAATTCCGAAGTTCGGCGAAGCGCTCGCCGGAAACGGTGGCGCAGACGGCAAGCTTCAAGTTGCCAAGTCAGACCCGTATTACGTTGGCTGTGTCGCTTATCTAAGCGACACAACTGGGAAAAATCAAGCAGTCCTCATCACGCAGATTGTCGACACGACGCACATTCGTGCTCGCAAGATCGCAAACGACGGTTCGTCGAATGTGAAGACTCTGTCGTATGCGGTTGGTTCTGATCTTTCGGCATTCACAACGGCCAACACCGCTCGTATCGATATGCCGGCTCAAGTAGCGCGCGTCGATCAGCCGACATTCTCGAAGCCTTCGTCAATCTAACCCTTTCGAGGTCGGTAAATGGGTCGTCAATGGATTGATGATGTCGAGTCGGGCAAGCTTGTACCGATTCCCGATAGTAATGATTTCCGCACTCGTGGCCCACAGGGTCCGAAGGGAGATCCAGGAGCATCAGGCGAGCAGCTCCCCGATAAAACGGGCACGAGCGGCAAATTCCTTATGTCGCAAGGTGAATCAGCTCCTCCGGTTTGGGCCGTAGCTGCCGCTGCGCGCACGTTCTACGTCGACACCGCCGCGGAGGATCTCGGCGCTGCGATCAACGCGCTCGACGCCGCCGCCGGTGCATGGCCGGCAACGATCGTCGTTCCCGATTCTCCGACTGGCGAATACAATTTCGCTACGCACGTCGCGTTATCGAACCACCGCGTCCTCCGTCTCGGTTCGGCGACGTACGCCAATAACATCCCCGCGGGATCGGCGCTTTTTGAAATGAACCGCGGGCAGTTCGTTTCGATCATTGGTCAAGGTCCGTCGACGGTGATCAAGGAGCACACGGATCCCACCGGGGACGGTTCCCTTTACAACTATATGTTCGCTCGCTACACGGACCAATACGACGCGACCAACATCGCGTACGGCGACGCTCTTTTCGCCGACTTCACGATCAGCGGAACCGGCCTGAATTATGCCGGCAACGGCACGTCACAAACGTTTGCGCTCGCGAATGCGAAGAGGATCGACTTCCGCGGCGTTCGCCTCGATAGCACGCACGCGATCGGCATCGGAATCGGCGGCTCCATCCAGCTTACAATCAGCGGGCCGCCCGGAGACTTCGCCGAGGACGTTTCCATCATTGGTTGCAGGTTCATCAACGTCTCGACGCAGAATATAGGAGCGGTAAATTTCCGGGGGTTGCGGATCATAGGCAACGAATTCCGCGGCGGCCCGCTGTCGCAGGGCACGTATATCGACATCGAGACGAACGACGGCGACGGGCATTGCGAAAACTTCATCATCGCCAACAACACGATCGACGTCGGGCGCGACAGCGTCGGTGATGGCACGGCGGGCAACACGTGGGGAATCTTCGTCCAGCAAGGAACCGACGATCCGCTTGAAGGGCAGTGCGGACCGGGACTGATCATCGGCAACACGATCATGGGAGACTCAGGCGGCGTCAGTCTCGCGACGGCCATCGAGGTCAATCACTGCCGAGACGTCTCCGTCATCGCCAACTACGTCCGCGAGTCGAATACGATCCTGCTCGACACGTGCACCCGTTGTGACGTGTCTGGCAATCGCGTTCAAGCCTCTGGCGGGGGCGGCAATCCTGGTATTTGGCTCGCCAACACGACGCACACCGACGTCTACGGCAATAGGCTGATTTGGACGCCGGGAACGTACGCGTCGAACAGCCCCGGGATCGCCGAAACCGGAGGCTCCGACTATAATAATTTCTGGGATAACAAACTAACGTTTGGCGACGGGACGGGCACGTTCAACCCCGTCGTGACCGTTGTGGGTGCGCACTCCCGCTCCAAGGGAAATATCAAGGCGAACAACGCGAACCACGACAACTCGACGACGTGGGACGTCGAGCTAGCAGACGGCGTGGCCGTGCGCTGCAACGGCTCTGGGTTCGGTACGGCGCTCGTTCATAACGGGTATCAGTACGCGCCGAAGAATGTCGCCACGTCCGACAACAAAGTCCACGTGTGGATGCCAAGCTCTGTGCCGTCGAGCATGGCGTCGCCGATATGGGAATGGGGCACGGTCGTTCAGGCGGACGAGCCCGTCGAAGTGTCGGCGCTGCGCTTCTTCAAAGTCGCTGGCGACGCGCTTTCGACGCACACGTTGCGCATCTACGACGCGGACAACAACATCGGGGACGGGCCGCTTTGTGAAGTAGCGAGCACCGACGAGACGGCATCAGGGTGGCAGCGAGTAGCGCTCGGAACTCCGTTCATTCTTGTGAAGGGAAAGAAGTATGCGGTCACCCTCGTCCTGACCGGGTCCAACAATGCGGCCTATTTCGACTTGACCGGAACTCCGACGGTCAACCGACCGCCGTTCACGATCATCGCAGGGGCTGTCGACAACGCGACGGTTGCCGGTGTTCAGCCGTTCAACTCCACGTCCGCTACGAACACGCCCGCGGTCGGATTCGAGGCTGTCGTCGGAGACGTCGCGTCGTACAACGTCGAAGAACTGGTTATCGCCGACACGAGCGCGATCGACCTCGTCGACGTGGCTACGCCACGCGAAGGCAACTATCTCGTCGCCGCCTACTACCGTGTCGTCACTGCGCCCACCGATGTCACGATCACGGT